ATTGCTTGTCATAATGTTTCTCCTTTAATAAGCAAGATTAATTTTCGGACCCTTTCGGCATCCATGTGAATAAGAAACCTATCTTTTTCACACATGTATTTATCATTATATAATGATAAAAAAGTATTTTTCAAGTAATTTTGGGTGATTAAAATCTTCTGTTTTTAGGACCACGTTGTCCTAACTCAAGGGCACGTCTTTTCTTTTCACGTTTAATAGCCATTGCCTTTTTAATTTTTCTTTTGTTTGTTGGTTTTTCATAAAACTCATTCTTCTTTATGTCATCTATTAAGCCAGAGTTTGAAACCTTCTTTTTAAATTTACGTAATGCTTGATCTACATTACCGTCTATAACAATAACTTTATTGCCTAAAGGTTGCTGAACGAATTTTTTCTTGTCGTTAAATCTTTTTCCGTTATGTTTATTATTTCTATTATATGTCATTTAATTGGTTGCGGGTTAATTATTAATTCCTTGTCTATATTTAGTTCGGTTATACCTTTCTTTTTATATTTTCCTGAATTAAACATATGAGGTCTTAAAACTCTTTCTATTTCTGTCTGTAAGCCACGTGCGCCTGTCTTTTGTTGCATACAATTAATTACTATTTCTTCAATCGCATCGTCAGTAAATGACAAAGAAATATCATCGATTGAAAAAAGATAGGTGTATTGATCAATAAAGTTATTTTTAACTGTTGTAAGTACTTTAATTAATTCATGTTTAGATAATTCTTCTACATTAATTGTTGTAGGGAATCTTCCTATAAACTCTGGGATCATTCCAAACTTCATTAAGTCATCTGCCTTAACATCTTTAAAATACCCAGACTTTCTTTCTTCTTTTAATTCACTACCGAAACCTATATTTGTACCAGTCGTTCTAGCCTTCACAACGTCTAGTAGTCCATCGAAGGCGCCGCCTGCGATAAAAAGTATGTCTTTAGTATTAACTTCAATGAGGGGCTCCTGTGGGTGCTTACGTTTGCCGTGTTGAGCAACACGACATATTGTACCTTCTACTATCTTTAAAAGTGCTTGTTGAACGCCCTCTCCGCTTACGTCACGTGTTATAGAGACATTCTCACTCTTACGTGCTATTTTATCTATCTCATCAATAAAGATAATACCGCGTTCTGCTTTTTCTACGTCTCCATCGGCTCTGGCTAACAACACACTTATCATGCTGTCTACATCTTCACCAACATATCCTGCTTCTGTCAAGTTAGTTGCATCGGCAACAATAAATGGAACGTTAAGATACTTTGCAACAGTTTGTGCAAGTAAAGTTTTACCGCACCCTGTTGGTCCTAATAATAAAACATTACCTTTGGAGATTTGTAAGCCTTTTGGTGGAGGATTGAATACACGTTTATAATGATTTGTAATTGCTACTGCTAATACTTCTTTAGCAGATTGTTGACCGACTACCCATTTATTCAAGTGTCTTAAAATAGCATATGGTTCAACTTTTTCAATAACATCAGACCGATCATCTTTATTGTCGACCTTTTCTTCTTCAATTAACGTTTGGCACAGTACAACACAATCCGAACAGATTGCCACACTTTCTCCTACGATTAATTTTTGTACATTGTCCTTATGAGTGCCACAAAAAGAACAATGAAACTCTGCTTTATCAGTCATATATTCTACTTATCTTGTTGAATTTTCTGGACAATTATTTGCTGAAGACACCCTTAGAGTAAGTTCAGTTGTTCCCTGAAATTCTTGTAAATCTTGTTCATTTATAGGGTGCATTATAAAACTGCTAGTTTCTTTATCAGTGTGAAATGTCAATCCCCCGCCCGTGTACGTATATAATGCTCTGCTACTATCCCAAGATTTACCAGGGCTATACCTTATACTCTGCACACATGTATTTATAGAAGGATCTTTAAGTAATGAACTAATACTTAATGACACAAAATCTTTTCGTCCAAATACTTTGCGTAGTTTTCTGTACAACATTTGATCAGTGATGTAAACTCTTTCATCACCGAACGTAATGTATATGCGGCCTCCCCTATCACCTTCAAATAAAGTTAAGAGTTCTTGCAATGCTACCAAATATTTTTGGTTCCATGATACAGTGAAGGGAACATGTAAATAATGTTTGTTAGGGTTATGATAATCAGCAACCACATTGAAATCATGTGGAGTTATATTGATAGCCTCGCCAGGGAAATACTTAAGGGTGTTGTCAAGTAACTTTTGTCCGTCTACATAACCTTCTTTGTAAAATCGTATTTGTGCTTTGATGTTATCGACATTAAAACTTAGTGGGTTATGATTACTACTTAATAAAAAGTTTTTTAATTTAGAACTGGCTACAGAAACATTTACTACAATTTTATGTAAGTTTAAATCTCTTATGTAAATATGATGTTGAATTTGATATGTGTTAATGTATCCTGCACTGTATGATAAGATTTGATTATGTACTATCTCACCGTTCTGCAAATGACGTTCAGTATCTAATATGACACCTACTTCGTTATCAATTGCTACTTTAAATGCGTTATTAAGTGCTATTTCTAATGTAGGGCCTTCTCCCTCGACTTGCATTGCATATGCCGCGGGAGAAGTAAGTATGAATAAGACCGCGAGAACTAGTCGCATAGACAACTCCTAGTTAAAGTAAGGTGCGATATCGTTTTGAATTGTTTCTGCTCTTTCTCTATTCCATGTAGCAGTAATTTGAATAAGTTGGTCGTCTTTCTGATCAACTTCAAATACTGTACCTCGCATGATTGCTTGTGAGTTCCCTTTGACAACTGTATTGAGTTCTCTTACAGTATCATTGATGTTAGAACGAACAGCAAAGTTCATATTAGGTCTGCTAGTGTCTCTAGGGGCGGGCGGCTCACTACTTGTAATGCCAACGACTGCTGGTAGTCTTGGAGCATTTACATTGTTTTGACCTGTGCCCTTAATTGGATTACGATAAGTGTCATCTGCTTTTTCAACATTCTGAGCCATAAGAGTTACTACCCTTTCAGTAGTAATATCTTCGTTGATAAATCTAGCAATCATTGCCATTGATTCAAGTTGACCTATTTGATTTGCAGACTGACCATTAAAATTAGTGCCACCGTTTGATGGGATAGTAATGGTTGCTTCAATCGATTTGATCTCAGACTCTTTACATGTAATATTAAGAGTCCAACCGTTTCTGTCAATACATTCCCAATTGACTCTGATACCATCGTCTTCAAAGTATGTACTAAGTTTTTGTTGAGTGACTGCTGTAGTCTTAGGGACTTCAACGTTGTCCGCTTTTTTACCGCCGAACATTGAACAACCCGTTGTGGTTACAATCAATGCTGATAACAGTAATACATTTGATATATTTTTCATACTTACCCTCCTAACTTGGGCATTATTAATTTAACTTACTTAGTATTATATGAAATTGCGAAGGTTTATGCAATACTTTTGGGTAACTTATCCGCCCGTTTTAGTGAGATAAACTTCTACTTGATAACGTTCGGCTTCTGATAATAAATCAATGTCATACTCGCCTGTCTTAATCTGAGCAATTATGTATTTGATGTATTCCTCATCAAACGTATATGAGTCTGTCGATTCTTTATCGATCTCCATCCAATCTTTGCCCTCAAATTTAAAGACACGATTTGGCATCTGATCAACTCTTACAAAGATATCACCTTTGACTGCGATAAGTGGGAATGTGGTTCCAAAACTTGTTCCTGCTTGTCTAGCACCGCTGTCTTCTTGTAAGAACAATTCAGGGTGCATTTCTTTAATAGCATTTTCATGTATTTGTTTTCCGGTTGGGTCAATATAATAATCACTATCTCTTACTTTTTCATATGTGACGCCTTGTGAAACTCTAGGACCACCGTCTTCAGTCGGTGTTTCTACTACCTTGTTACCTTCATACTCTGCAAATGCTTGTTTTGTTTCATCTATTTTTGCTTGTAACCCTGGGTCTTCTGTTATCACTTCAGGTTCTTCTAAGACAGGCTCGGGTACAGGCTCACTCACCTGATCGTTTTCAACCGAGACTTCTTCTTCTAACTTTTTGTGAAACTTACTTAGTTCCCAGTTTTCAAAAGCCTCTTTTGCTTCTGCTATACTAGGTTCTAGTTTTGTAAAATCTAAATCAAACCCTGACATGACATTTGCGGCATCGTCTACAGCACTAGGTGGACTAGTTTTGATGTCTTCTTGCATTTTGTCATAGTCTTCTAGGGCATCTTCTGGAAAATCATTTTTGCTTTTTAGCATATGTTGGCGCCCATGTTCGGAACCAAAAGGTTCCATATCAAAACCCTCTCCTAAGGGTTGAGGATCTGGATCTTCAGGGGGTTCAGGCTTTTCCAGGCTTTGTTTTTCCTTTCTACGTTGTTCAAATGTATATTGCGATGCAATCAACAATAGAACTGCTAAAGGATCAAATACAAAGATGATAACCATAATCAACCAAGACACTGCTGTCTCTAGTAAATTGTTATCTGCTTCTTCAGTACCAGTAAAAAACTCTGCGATGTATCTGATAGGACCCACTTCACTTTCTACTAATCTAACTGCCTGCTCAGACTCAAATTTTTCATCTTTAAGTTGGTCAATTAATTCATAGATATTATCTATATCTGTATTCCATTCATCAATCTGATTTAGATCATCGTCCTGTGATGATGTAGATTGATCTCTTAAACGATTAATTTCTGCGTTAGCATCGTTTATTGTTGTCTGTGCTTGTGCCCTGTATCTGTCGATGTTTGCTTGTTGTGTTGCAATATCATCTGCAATTGAGTCACGTTGCGGTGTTTGTTGCTCATAGAGGGCTTCTGCTTGAGCCACATAGTCGATTGTTTCAGTCTCTGCTCGTCTAAACGTTCCGCCTTCATCTGTCGTAATTACTTCAACACCTCTGTTTCTGAGGTCATTCACTGCTTCATCCAATATTGCTAATTGATCTCTAAGTCTGTCTATTTGACCCTGTGCATAATCAATATCACCTTGTACTCTTGTCCAAGCACCGTCTCTAATTGTTTCTTGTTGGGTAATGGATGCAGATACGTCAAATCCTTCTCCAGATTGTAAACCTGCAATACGATCTTCTAATATCGTAATTCTATTTTCTTCTCTCGCAATCTGTCCGTCGATACGTTGTACTGTTGCGATGGCTTCTGTTGCATTTCCTGATGCAGTATCATGTGCTTTAGATAAGAATCCAAAAATACCGATTGATGTAATTAACATCAAAACCAGTACGGCAATGCTGAGGTAAGTCTTCAACCACCATGTGGCTATACCCCAATATCTATGTAACCAAACTGCTGTAACAAGTTTGCTTACTTCTAATACCCCTCCCATGACAATGATGGGGATAACTGCCGCTGAGAAAATAGCGGCTAAACCTGATACTGAATAATAAATGGCAACACCACTAATAGTGAGTGCTGTAAATAAAGTCAGCCAGGCTATAAAGATACTCGTCTTCATATAATTGTTGTCCTTTGCGTTATCGTACATAGTATTTAGTGCGATTTTGCAGGTTTAATTACTATTATTTTTCTCTCCCCAACTCTTTAGCAAACAAATGACCATAAGTGTCAATAAATTCTTGGTAAAACATAGTCAACTGTCTAGGAATGCCAGGACCTTGTTGAATATGGTATTTGACACAAGGAGCAATACCATCTACTCCTTTGCCTTCAATGCCTCTATCTCTAAGTTTAACTTCAGTGACCAGTAAATAGTCACCGTCTGGAAAAGTATATTTTGCGCCAACTAGTTTATCTAGTCTTAACTTTTTAATTTCTTCTGGCCATTGATTAGGGTCATAATTAATATCAGTCATCCTTTTCTATGACCTCTTGATCATAGGTGACATCAAATCCACCCTTTCTCATAGTCCACCAATCGTCTTCATCTAGGTAGTCCCATTCGATTCCGTAAAACTTATCATAACCATTTTCTTCGTAACCCATTTCTTCTAGGTCATCGACAAGTAAATCTCCTGATACAAGATCATCAAAAATTTGTTGAACTTCTTTATCAGACTTATCCGGAAAAATACTTTTAATATATGCAAGATCAATTTCTAGTGCATATTTTCTTTGGACTTGATGCCATTCAGACATCGTTGCAATAATTACCTTTGCCATATTAGTGTCCTGAACTCCAGTGTGCATATTCTTCTTTACAATTGTACTCACCACAGCAACATTGGCCACCATCAACATCTACATAGTCATCATCACCTGGTTGTGCTGGAAGCATGTCTGCTAATGTGTGTAAGGTTCCTTGTTCGTCTTTGAACGTATCTTTTATTTGTGCCATATTATTCTCCTATTTGTCGTCCCTAAATCTGACAAATCTAGGGAATCTTAAACTGTATGAGCCGTCCTGATTCTGAGATACTGCATCACATAATACTTCAGCAGTCTCTCCAATCACATCGTCAGATGCTGAGTAGAACTCGGCTCGTTGATCATCTGAAAATCCAGAGCCAACATTAACTTTGATTAGTTTTCCATCGTCTGTTCCTTGACAAACTAATGCACCCAATCTACCTTCGTTACGACCTGTACCCTCTTCGATATCGATGACTTCTAAGTCTACAGTAATAGTAGGCTTCCATTTCATCCAAAAGAGATTACGTTTACATTCGTAAGGTGCCTCTAAATCTTTGATCATAATGCCCTCAAATCCTGCATTGACCATATCGTTAGAGTATGTTTTCATTTCTTGTTTACCTTCATCAGTATCCAAGTCTACTATAATGTGAGACATAGTTTCTAGTGAACTGAGATCAGTAAAGAGTGGTACTAAGTTGTTCATTGCTGATACACGTTTTCTGAATTGTGCATTGCAATGACCACGTTGAAAGTCTGCTAATGGCATAACATCGAATACATGAAACACTGTATCATCTGCCTTAGCATCAGTTTTTCTACGTGCTTGTTTCATTAATTCATTAAATGATGCTCCGACAACTTCACCATCGAATACAAAACCCTTAGTGCAATTGCCGATATCGTTGCCTAACAACGTAATTATTTTTCTTACATTAGTGGTTACTTGATCTTCAATATGTGTGAAGTTCTCAAAGATTTTTCCGTTACGACTGTAACATGTTGCGACTGGCTCAGGATGATCATACATACCTGGCTCAAACGATACTACCATTAGAACTCTTACACCATCTAACTTGGGCTCAAGTCTCTTAGTGCCTGCCATTTCAGGACGACCCTCTGAGTTAGTAGCAAGTTGACATTTAAAGACTGGTACTTCGTAGTCAGTCTTCTTACAAACTTTGTTGATTGTAGCAACTGAGAAGCCTGCACGTAAATCTCTACGAATGACTGGAGCACAAAAGTTGTTCCACTCATCACTAGAAAATTGTAAAGACATCTTTGCTACTGCATCAATGGCATCATTACCAGTTAACTTACGTTCTTTAAGTTGCTCTAGTAATTCAATAAAGTCTTGCCAAGGATTAGCATATTCTCTATCTGATTCCTGATTATCAGAAATTTTTCTGACGCCAAATGTTACATAAGGATTGTAACACATGCCAGCAAGTTTTAAAAACGTATCAGCATTCTCACTTCCTAGTGTGGCAGCCTCTAATGCTTGGGTCAAAACATCTTGTTTATGAAGTTTTGAATTTGATTCATTCAGTTTATGTATCCAACTTGCACTCATATGCTTCTCCTAAATATACTACTATTATACAGCCGGCCAGTTCTAATGTCAACCCCTAGGTTGATTAAAAGCGGCAACTGCTTGGTCCCACCATACAGATAGTTGAGTGACTGATGCACTTACAACGTCTCCTACGGCTCCTGCTCCGCCGTACATAAATGTACAAACTAGATATCCTACGACAAAGCCTATTGCTAGATTTTTCATTTTTCCTCCATTACTTTAACACGATTCAACTGGGTGGTCACTAGCCCATCATCGTCAGTGCGATGACCTTTGACTGTGCCCTTAATTCTAAGTTCGGTATCTATTGCTGGAAGCAAAGTAGAAGAGGCAAAGAATACTACTGAACCAGTGCTAGTCTTAGCAGTGATAAAGTAACAACCGTACCTTTGCGACAGGATAGTTCTAAGGATAGTAATATCCAACTCTAATCTGTCTTTGATTTTACCGATAGCAGTAGAAGTTTTTGACTCCTGTACGATTCGGTCCTCTTGACCTTTTTTGATAATAGCACGGTCATATGCTTTTGGAAGACTTGCAATCATACCGAAATCTTTCATATCGGTAATCACATCTTTATCTGCAAGTGCCATTGCCGATCGTTCAAAATCTGACATCCAACCACCTGTCAACATCTTAAATGTGAGGGCCTTATAATGCTGGCGAACTTGAACTCCAAGATTTTTTGTAGTCGCATCGACACCTTTGAGGTTGTTTTCCAACAACTGCTTCATAATGTCTCGGTTGGGAGTGACATCATATGCCTCTCCATCTGAGTCATATTTGACAGTTACATTTGCCTTGATGTATTTCTTACCATTCATCAAGTATGCTTTTGCAGAAGCGGCCCAAACATCGTTGGCTGAATATTCGATTTGATTTCTACGCATAGTTCTATACATTCCTTTATGCACTCCAGTATGATTCTGAAAGAGTTGACATGTAATGAGGAGTATTGATTCCTTCAGTTACAGTGATTTTTTTACCAGTACCTGGGCAGATGCCAGTCTTAGTAATCATTGGTTCAACGTAATCTTCGACAGCAACAATCGTATAAGACGATGCAAACTGCTTATGAGTAAGATTAAACTGTGACTCAGTAGCATCACGGTATGCATTGTGCATAGGAGCCGCATACTCCGGCTTACCTTCTGCAACAACTTCAGCAACTTGATCATAAGCCTTTTGATAATACTTTACAGTACGGGTAATGCCTGCTTTAGCGGCACCTACAGTCTTGTACTGAGTAGAGGCATAACTCTTTTTGTTAGGCTCTCTGTGGATTGCTTGATTAGTGTTGTCGATGATTAAGTACATATTGTTCCCTTGTTTGTTCATAATATACATATATTATACGCAAAATCGTACCCAAAGTCAAGCCTTTTATCCAATTATTTTCACTTTTTTACTGTAATAATATCAATAACTTACTCAGTTTCATCGTCTCTAACGATACGCAAGAACGGTTTTTGACGTATATTTGGTGAATTAACTGGCTGAGGTCCTTTGTATTCAGCACCTTCAACTGTGGGCTCAATCTTCTTATTTAAGTGTTGAACCATTTGTGCTAACATCAGGACCATATCATCTTTATCTTCTTGTTTATCTAGTGTCTCTAGCCATTTTTCTAGTTCTTCAACACCGCCATTGAATAACAATTGTGCTACCCATTTTATATTGGTAGAGTATCTACCTTCATTCCAAATACTCATTAGTGATTCCTCCCACCGTCAAATACACATACAAAATACAAACCGAAGAATCCTGTGTTGAATACTCTGTGAAACTCTCCGTCATTGATGCAAATTACATCTCCTTCTGTGACAGGAAATCGTTCACCATCTATTTCCATTTCACCTTCGCCGTTAATAAAGAAATAAACTTCTTCTTGACCTGCATGTGTATGGCCATTTGTACTTTGATTTGCTCTAAGCATTGTACTACTAAGTATTAAGTTATCACCAAATGCATTGTCTCTCAATACATATTGGTCATTATCTTTAATTACCTTTCCACCAATGTCTTCTATTTTTACCTTTTGCACTATTCATACTCCGGATTGTATTGTTCGTGTTCGCCTGTGTACCAGGCTTTAATAATTTTTTCTGCTGGCTTACCCCTCACTGATTGTGAAATATTCGGGAAGCCTTCTATACCAGAAGCAAGGGTTTCAGTACTATTGGGAATTATAGTATCTGTTAACCAATATGCAGTACTTGCTGTAGTACCTTTTGTGTTCCACCACGGGTCTTTATCAATTGCTCTGAGCATACCTTCTATAAAAAGTGCTTGTGCTGAAAAATCTGTTGGGATATTCCACTGCATACATTCACCTTCATATGTTACGCCATCATAAGTGCCTTCGGTGCAGAAGCCGTCTTCTTTCCAACCTGTACTTAAAAACATCTTATGACTTTGTGCGAACAGATTCCAAATCACAGGGGGAAGATCATATGTAGTATATTCCCAACATGGTTGTGGAGTATTACACGTCCAATTATCATAATGTTGCTTTGAATATTCTAATACACGTTCTTCCATTAATTCGACTGTGGCTTCGTCTTCTTCGCCCTTACTAAACATATTAGGCAAACTAAACACAACTCCGTCGACTTGATCTAAGACTCGGCTATCATTCCATAATATGCCTTCCCCTACATATACCTCACCACTAAATCTTGCTTTAATTTCTGTGACAATGCCTCCCATACGTTCCATGTAATATGATCTAAGCCAGTTGGCTTCAGTTTGATCTATTTCACCATACAGTCCGCACATGCAAACATACATAGCACTCCAATCTGCTGACATGCCACCTACACCCAATTGCTCTAATCGTTCTGCTTCCCAAATCATATGTTTTTCATGGCTATCCATAATTCTTTTTAATAATGCTCGGTCAACATAAACCATACCATTAAAGGGAAACAAGGGTGTATTATTATCGTCTAATGCTAAAAACTGCCATGCATAGTGCATATTCATTCCTAACTCTTGGGCAGTCTCGGCGATATATTCTATCTGCCAATCACTTACATGTTTACGACTATGGTTAATAGTCCACGTTTCTTCTGTATGATCGTTCCAGTAACCAAAGTTATATACCCATGCAGTTTCTACACCATGTTCTTTTAGTTGGCGCAATGTCATTCTATACATTAATTTGACGTATTCTGTTTTAGTACAGTTTTCTACTTTATTGGTTTTGTTTTTGTAATTTTCCCATACCCATTGAACACCAAAATCTTTAAAGCCGATTGCTTTAAGATGCCCTTCTCCAAATGAATTTTGCGGTACAGGTATATCAAAATCACCTAAGTATTCTTCTTTGATTTTTGCACTATGAGGGTTGGTGCATCCGCCTTCACTGTCTTCATCATTGACAGTAACATCTACACTTGCAGTACCACCTGAACAGTTAAGAGAGAACGTGTAGTCGCCATAACTATCCATTGCAAAGTTTTCACTACCACTTAATGACTTGCTACCTGACCAATAACCAGAGGCTGTACATGAGGATGCATTTGAACTAGACCAAGATATTGTTACACTATCACCTTTTACAACACTTGTTTTACTTGCAGTCATTGATACGGATGCGTTAGAACTGTTATTGCCGCCACTACTATTACCACCGATTGTACCACCGATGATTGCCCCAGCAGTGTCTCCACTGCCTCCACCTCCACCACATGCAGTGATGATTGCTAGTAAAGGAACAATTATAATATGTCGATAAAATGTCATTTTGTGTACCTATAGTGTGTCAAGTGTTTATACAGTATACATAAAATGGTACCCAATGTCAATAGAAAAATGCCCAAATCTTGCGAAATGGGCATTTTGATTTTCTGAGTCTTTTCTTTGAGGAACTGATATTAGATTTTTAAATGCTAATCTGCCCTATTGAGTGAATCATAATCCAAGTCGTTGTTACAAATAACATGACTTCTCCTAATACTTCGCCTCTGGGCATACAGTGTTGCGTTGTGCAAAAGAATTTCTTCAATGTCGTCTCCGTGTGTGTAATGCAAAGGAGTAGTTTTTTAACACCTAAAAAAGGTTTTTTCAAATGTGTAAAAAATGCTACTATGTAGGACCCTCCTACATTTCTATTTATACCTAATTTTCTATAATGCTACTTTTCGTAGCAAGTGTCATAAAGTGTCATACCGCGGAAGCCGTATGGGGTACACTTAAGTTAGGTTGTTTGCTAACGTGTCATAAAGTGTCATACTTTAGAGTCTAAATATTCTCTTAAGTTGCCGTGTAACGTAATCATCATGGCAGTTTTATGTTCATAAACTCTAATAAAAGGCTCGCCCTTTTTGCCCCTTAATTTATGGACACCGAGGTAATATGGACACTTAATCTTTTTTATGATTTCTTGTATGAATGCCTCTGGAGCAATAATTCTGCGTTTGTGCATTGACTTAGGATCAAGACCCAATTCAAAATCATAGTACTTGAGTTTTGCTAACTCAAATAATTTAAGTCCTTCATCACTGAGTCGTAGTCCTTGACCGCCCCTACCTGTCAACCATGTTTTAAAAACTATATCATCTAATGGCATACTGGAAGGTATAATACCTTCGGGTATCTCATTAAGTACTGCTTCAGTAATTTGTTCTTTATTTTTAGGAAATTTCATCCGGGTAAACTGTGCGACCGGAATTTAAGAATACGACTGTAAACTTATCTGTTTTAAATTGTGCATTTAATTTTCGACACAGGTTTCTTGCATGACCAGGATTAGAAAAACTTGTCTTTTTATATTTTGGAGCCGCATCACCGTTTAGATAGTGCGATGATTTTAGATTAATAGGTTGATCATCATAGTAAACAGCCCAAATACCAGATGCTTCTATGATTTGGTCACATTTGTATGTTTCCTTATCAACATACTCTAAAATTACATGTGGCTGGTTTCTACTCACTTGAAGGAGCCGCCTTTAACTTGTACATCAAATGTTTCATCATTGTTCTTTTCCTTTTTCAACTCATGCAAATCTGCTAACAACATAACTAATTCGTCCTTCAAGCCTCTGGCTTGCTCAATTGGGAGAACAACAGTTGTACTTCTTTTGCTCTCTCCTAATGATACTTTGTTCACAAAATCTTTTATGTGTAACATAATATGCTTATATATTTATCAGATTTTTTGCTTCTTCTCTAGTTTTAAACGGTCCTTGATACGGATATCGTTGAATAAAAATATATTTTGGGCAAAATATTACTTGATCAATACCGTTGTGTTCAACTACAAAGTACCCTGCGGCATGGAAGCATTTTGATTTCTTAGTCTTTGTAAAGACATGAAGACCTCGTTTAACATCATACACAGAGTTATATGTCCTTGCTGTAGTAGGATACTCTGGGTAAGGTGTATCTACTTTAGCGGTAGATTCTTTAGGTGCTATGAATTTAATATTTGTTTTCTTTTGAATCTTTTTGATAGACTCAAATTCAAATACATCATTTTGTAAAGTTACGTTGAATGTTCCTACGTTGTTTGCACAAACATTACCTACTTTACGTTCACCGTCTGTTAAAATCCAAAACTCATCATCTTTGATAGGCTTTGCTGTTAGTTCTACATCTAATATCATTTTTTCTCCGTTAAGTTCATATACGTAAATTTTGTTTTCAGTTTTAACCATTTGCTAGTTTCCCAGTATATGGTGTGTTCAACCATTTAGAATACACATCAGCCTGATCACTGATTCTGTTAAGTTCATACTTACCACAGAATCTCATAAAGTGTACACCAACTTGTGCAACATTATCTTTATTAACACCGTTCTTTACAACATCATCAGTAGCATTTCTAAACTCTAATGGTTGTGCTGTAAGATCGATCAATGTACGATTACGTTCATAATCATCACGTACCCTGTGTTCGATTTCATTGTGATCAGTCCAACGTTGTAACATGATGTTATTCCAGTTGAAACCACCTTTGTCTTTATCAGCATATGCTTCTATTAGACCTGTCTTGTTCTTAGTACCCTTCTTACGTACACCTGGATATGCACTGAATACATTATCACTAGTGTCACCACGCATACACTTCTCAAACAATAGATACTGAGGGTCTTCTAATGTCTTATGCTCCTGAGTCTTTTTGTCAATGACTGGTCTGCCTCTATCATCAAAGTACCCGTCAATCGTAATCAACTGTTTGTTGACACCATTGTACATATGAACAGACTCTGATAGCAACTGTAAATAGTCAGTATCAGTAGAAATAATGATATGTTCATCATCAGGGTGTAGTGCGGCAAAACGTGCTATGCAATCATCAGCCTCAGCATTCGGATCACGTAAGACTGTTACATTAGTTTTCTCAATTAAGAATGTAGTCAATGCTTGATAAGTCTCCCAGAACATTTCACTTTCTTCAATCTCTGCTTCAGTCAAGTCTTGTTCTTTTACTTTGCGATTGGCTTTGTATGGAGTATAAAACTCTTTACGCCATGAACGACCTTCTAAACAAAAGACTACATGATCAACGCCATAGTTACGAACTGCTTGATTGACCGACCCTAGAGTCAGATGCAGAGCCATACCTATCTTTTCCCATGTATCTGCATTGCGTGATGCAACATGCTTTGCACGGAAAAAGGCATTCATTGTGTCTATAAGGGCATATTTCATTTAAAGTCTCTTATTTATCAT